ACTGATTTAGATTTATTCTCAATATAATTGAAAAAATCAGTTGATGAATTGATATATTCTCGAATGCATTCGTTTGCTTCACCTTTGAATTCATAGTATTCATCAGTTCTTTTTCTAGGCTGAATGATATCGTTTGCTAGCAATTTTCTTGGGCATATACCACCTATTTTTACTTCTTCAGCCTCAGTATCTATTTCGATACTTTTTACTATCCCACCAAATTCGGTACCGACACAATAGAATCTGCTGTCATATGTCAATTTGCGGTCCCAGCTGTCCGTTGAAACAGTTATTTCAAAGTCATTTTTGGCTTTGTCATATGTTCCAATTTCCAAGTCCAGGCTGCAGTTTAACAATGGTCCTTGTTCGATTCCGTTAGGATCCGTGTAGATGAACTCCATCATCATTCATCACTCTCCCATTTTGGTTCGCTTCTTGCATCGTAGACAACGATATCAAACGAAAAGGAGTTGTTCCAAACGACAATATTTGTACCAGGTGGGATGGGAACATACAATCTGTTGTCTTTGTTCCTGTCATTGAAAACGTTTATTTCATCACCATGTGCTGTGATTTTTACAGCTTTCTTTTTCATTGTATCGATTTCAAGTCTTTCATTTGCTTCAAGCGTCGTATTGATTTGATAAAGGTTGTCTCCTATTTTAATGGCTGGGTCTTGTGCTGGACCATATATTCTTAATAAAATATCATTTTCAACGACTCCAATATTTCTGACTGTCATTTGTCCTTCGCTCGCACCATAGACATAAGGATATTTATAGGAATAATTCTTTGTTCCAGTTTTTCTTCCTTCACCACTGCTGTAAAAATGGTA